AGTATTGGTTATAAGTACAATGAACCATCTCCTTATATGAATCTAGTTCCAGTTCATACTCCGTTGTTGGCTGATCATGCTTTTATTCCAGCCAATGGAGCACCTGAATTGGTAAATTCAATTAACACTCGATTGTTTAAGAAGACAACCATTAAGACTTTGAACATTCTTGACATAGCTAATATTGATAAGATTATGCGTAGACTTTACCATGAAACCATTCCCCTACGGTTTGAAGATATGTACGACAACTTTAGAAAATCCATTCAACGCCAAAAGATGGATTATTTTTCACCTGTTTTGGATTTATCGCGATCAAAATGGTCCACGAAAATATTCCTTAAAACAGAAGCAACTCCTATTTCCGAAGAAAGTTTGCTTAAAACTAGTAGGCTTATCTTCGATGTTTCTAAAGATAATTTCTTCACCATTTATCAGTTCGTTAGTCCATTGGTACAGCAAGTACAGGACAAACCATTTTGGGGACCCGGAAAAACCGGATTTGAAATCACAGAACGTATTCGTTACTTATCTACTCTTAGAAAATACATTCATTCATTGGATGTAAGTGGTATGGATGCAACGATGTCTGTGTTGGGTATGACTCTTATGAAAGCAGCTTTCACTGCTGGTTATAAGAATCGCGAACATAAATGGCAACCTGTCTTGGATTATTTCAAGAATCCGAAAGGATATACTCCTTACGACCGTTATTTTGATACGGATTCCATGACCCAAGTAAAATTGATTATCCATATGCTGTTTGGTACTCCTACTGGCGGTGGGCATACTACTTTCCAAAACAGCAATGGTGCTTTTATTTTAGTCGTGCTTTACTTTATATCAAAAGGCATGACTTTTGACGTCGCATTTGCTAAAGCAGAGGATGAATGTATGGTCAGCGGTGATGACATAGCTCTAGCCTCTGACGATCCAGCCGAAGATTTTACATCATTCTGCAGCACTTTAGGGTTTAAGTTGACCCTAGAGCCTTCGATTGACGGATCAGTGACTTTCTTGGGTAGAATTTTCATTAACCCTAGAGAAAATTCCTGGTCCATAGCGAATTTGTCCTCTACTATGCGAAAATGTCATCTTATAACCCCTTCTCCCGGTTTTACTATAGAGCAATGTTTACAAAACAGAGCCGCCGGTTGGAGAGTTACTGATAGCGAAACCCCATTTATAAAAGAATGGATAGCAGCTATCGATAGGACATATGGAATATCTATTCCTAACCCCATAATCTTCGGCTTATGGGAGTATGAAAATCGCATTTTATCAGGCAATTGGGTTCAACCACCTCCTGAGCACAATTTACATTCTTTTGTGGCCAGATATTTAAAGGTAGACATCACGGATTTTTCTTCCTTGTTAATGGAAGTCCTTAATAAGCACCCTTATCCTGGAAACTATACTCCTTTACAGGAATTAGTTATTCCAAAGGATAAAGGTTTAATTATAGGAGATGTCCCCTTAGATGTAGCCGTGGAACCACCCGTTTACCGCGAGAAAATAGTCGCGGAATTTGTCGACGTTCAATCAAACATTAACAAACATATTTCAATTCTTAGTTCTAAGGTTCAAATTAAAAATTCAATTGATGGTTTTTCGTCTGAAGTTAAATCTTCTACCATTCATAGTGAACCTGTTGTAACTATTCCGCCAATAGGAGGCACTGTTTCTAGCGAGAAGGCTTTTAAACCTTCTTCTTTAGAAAGCGAGGCCCCCAGCAAAACCGTTTCGTTTAATCCGGTTTTGGATATTAAAGATGAGTCACTGACTCTCTCAGCTCAAGACATAGACGACGCTTGGGATAAAGTTGATGATAAATCCACTTTTGCAGTAGGTTTACCTTCACGTTCTATAATTCCTCAGAAGCTGGAAATAGAACCAATTCCAAAGAGTGTCCCAGTTAATCTTGTTGATGATTCATTTGAAGAACAACCTCCTAATGAACTCATGCTAGATTTCCAGGTTTTTGCCGGCCGTAATTTTATTCAGCTGGCTAATTCTGGAGGCGGCACTTGTCTTTACAGGTCCTTATCCCAGGCTATAACGCAGCGCCAAAATGATTCCCTTTCCATGGAATTGCGTGGGATCTGCGCTGAATTTATGATTACTCATCCTGAGTTACAATATCATAATGTGGATGGAAGTGTCACTAAAGAAGTTGACGCGGAATCTGGAATAGAGCGAATATTTAATGATGATCATCCTGCAATTTATGGAGCAAATCTGCAGAAAAACCCAACAGAATTCGCTTCCTTGCAAGATATTTATGTCATGTCCATGATACTAAAACGTGATTTAATTTGTTATAAAATCCATGACTTGGCATATATTCCATATTTCAGAACAGCGTTCAATCCTTCAGCGACTCCAATTTTCTTGGGCTTTCGAAATCAGCATGTCGAATTGCTTTTAGAGTGTCCATCATCCACTCAATATAGCAAACGGCTTCTTGCTCAACTTCCGTCCGTTGAAAAATGCAAGAAATGCAATTCTACTCACTTGTTATGTGACAATTGTCCCACTTGCAAGTCCTGTAAAGGTAAACATCTTACCTCTTCATGCAATAAGTTACAGGAAACTGAAAAAGTTAATAAGATGATACAATCACAAAAGAGAAAATCACGAAAATCTTTTAGACGTGTTAAAGTTGGAGCTTTAGACGTGAGACATAACATCCATTTTATATTGGATATATTTTGGTTGTTTTGGATCCATGTTGTCTATTTCCTTACTTTTATTCTCACCTTTTTCAGCACGATAATCTTAGTTTCTCTTGCGTTTTTACTAGGGTTATTTTGTGGCTTCATAACAAGAATATTTATTTATTTATTAATTTTAGTTTTCACCGTGTCTAATAACGGTGTTTTCGCCACCAGTTCC